AATTAATTAATTGTTCATTTAATTAAAATTAATTTCTATGTATAACTAGTATTGTACTCCATATAATTTGCATAAAATTATATAAAGACGAATTGTATAATATAATTGTGGTGGTTGATTAATATAAATTATAATTAATGTTGTTGATTATAGTTTTATTAAAAAAATTCAAACCACCCAACAGCATTTAACAATTATAAATAATATATTTATTCCATAAGAATAACTCCATTGTGAGTATGGATTTGAAAATATTATTTTCATAATATATAATTTGTGTTATGTGTTGTAAATTGTAGATATAAATAGATTAAAATTATAAAGACACTTAATAAAATTATAAAATTATAAAAACAGTAAATTTTGGTTATATAATGTAATAAATTTGTTTAAGGTAAAAATTTGTTTAAGGTAAAAAATTTGTTTAAGGTAAGTATATTTAATTGTTATTAATTTAAATTCCCAATTCCCCCCCAATTCCCCCACCGCGCTGCACTATATTTATGTTTTTTAGGTTAGTTTATTTTAGGTTGATTTGATTGGAGTTCTACTTTGTTCGACGATTTGGTACGTGTGTTTTGTTCGTGTTTCTGGATTATGACGAAGACTATTAATTTGTGATATTTATGATAGGATATAAATACAAAATATAAAGGTGAAAGGTTTATAATTATTGTATTTGATAATAAAATTTAAGGTGTGAATAATAAATACAAATATAAAGGTGAAAGGTTTATAATTATATTGTATTTAAATTAAAAATTAAAAATTAAAAATTAAAATTAAAAATTAATTTTGATAAAAATTGGACAGTTCATTAAGAATAATTTGATGGAAATCCGGATAGGATATGTCTTTAGGGTTGTGTGTGTTATTATAAATATGAATTTATGATGTGTGTTTATGTTGTGAATGATTATAAAATCATTACATTTAATTTTGGAATATAACAATATGTTAGATATTATAAAATAAATAAGAATATTTCCATCGCGTCTATGAAAACGTTTAGGTGTAGAAATACTTATAAATATAATATCACATAATGCTATTTTTATCTAAAAAAAAATAAAATTTTATAATGTTTATTATAAAAATATCTGCATCCAAATAGATTGCAAATATTAACAATAAAAATAAGAATATAATTATCCTATACTTACCTACTAAGGATGGTGGTTCCATTAGAAGATTTCTATTTTATACCTTGTTTCCAAATCCGTCAAAGGTGATTCGAACACCTGACCGATGGAGCTACAATCCACCGCTCTACCACTGAGCTATTGACGGTGAATGGAAACAAGGTATACTAGTATGTGTGGTCTCAACATAAATGTATAAGATATTCTCAACATAAATGTATAAGATATTCTCAACATAAATGTATAAGATATTCTCAACATAAACGTATAAGATTATTCTCAACATTAACGTACAAGATATTCTCAACATAAACAGAGTCATACACAATCATACTAACTAGTATCTTCCCACGATACTCATTCCGAATCAATGTACTTATAATAAATGACCTATGATTATAAAAAATCTGTACTATCATAAATTTAAGTACATTATTGATAAGGCGAACCAAACACATTAATGTGTCTCGTATCATGTTAAATTGGGATTAAACAATATTATTTGTAACTATGTAAAATGTATCCGGATTAATGATATATTAAAATCCCTTCATTAAAATATTAATATTTTAATATTATTACCTACTTATCACTTTCAAAACCGTTCTATATTTATATATCAAACATTTTACAAGTATACAAATTAAATGTTCCCTAATATAGTCAAATATTAGGGAACTAAATAAAAGCAAAGAAGGAGAATCGAACTCCCGACCGGTCGATCTGCAGTCGAATGCTCTACCACTGAGCTACCTTTGCTATAATGAGATTCGAACCTCTGCCCTCACTGAGATTCGAACTCAGGACCTTCTCATTACTAATGAGACGCTCTACCAACTGAGCCATAAGGGCACAAACAAAGCGAATAATAGCAAATATTGCGAATAAGGAGATTCGAACTCCTGACCTTGGGATCATGAGACCCACGCGCTACCTGCTGCGCTATATTCGCTGCTGCTGGGAATTGAACCCAGGTCTCCTGCGTGACAGACAGGAATACTAACCACTATACTACAATAGCATTTTAATAGTATAGGTCCTAACGAGATTCGAACTCGTGTTACTGGTGTCAAAAACCAGCGTGCTCACCGCTACACTATAGGACCATTATAAGATTATTATTATTAAGCTTCAGGTGGGACTCGAACCCACAACCGTCTGCGCCGAAAACAGATACGCTATCCATTGCGCCACTGAAGCAACCAAATAAACTTATAAAGCCTCAGATGGGATTCGAACCCACAACCGTCTGCTCCGTAAACAGACGCGCTATCCATTACGCCACTGAAGCATAATTATTAATTATTAATTTAAAAGCTCCAGATGGGACTCGAACCCACAACCCCCAGATTAGAAGTCTGGTGCGCTATCCATTACGCCACTGGAGCATACAGTATAACAACTTTCTGATTTTTATTAGAATAAATAAATATAAATATTGCTGTAAGAAAGTTTGGATACTGCATCTGGCGGGGCTCGAACCCGCGACCTTCGGTACATAAGACCGATGCGCTAACCAACTGCGCTACAGATGCTAAATACGGTCCCAGCTGGGCTCGAACCAGCGACCTAACGGTTAACAGCCGTTCGCTCTACCGACTGAGCTATGAGACCTTTGCATGAAGTGGGATTCGAACCCACGCGGACTTACGTCCAACAGAGCTTAAATCTGTCGCCTTAGACCAACTCGGCCATCCATGCTTAACGCTCGAACAGTGGGGGTCGAACCCACGGCCACTAGATTAAAAGTCTAGCGCTCTACCGACTGAGCTATGTTCGATAACTCCCTTACCGGGAATTGAACCCGGGTTTCCTCGGTGAAAGCGAGGTGTCCTTAAACCACTAGACTATAAGGGAAACAAATAACAAATCAACCATCTTTTTTTTTGAATAAAAGTCAAATATAAACTTGCTGTATGATGGTTTGTTTTAAATTTTTAAATAAATAAAATCTTGAAATAAATCTGAAAAAATTAAAAACTCCCTTACCGGGAATTGAACCCGGGTTTCCTCGGTGAAAGCGAGGTGTCCTTAAACCACTAGACTATAAGGGAAACAAATAACAAATCAACCATCGTTTTCTTTTTTTATATGATAAATAAACTTAAAAGATAAATTGCTGTATGATGGTTTGAATATTAGCGGATGAAGGAATCGAACCTCCGACTTTTGGGTTATGGGCCCAACACGCTACCACTGCGTCAACCCGCTTTTTCTGGACCAAAGAGGGCTCGAACCTCTGACCTTGGCATTATTAGTGCCACGCTCTGACCAACTGAGCTATAAGTCCGTCGATATTTATTTCGTCATTGTCTTCATTTTTTTCTGTCTTCGTCTTCGTCTTCTTTCTCTGTCTTCGTCTTCCTCCTTATTCTCTATTGGCAGTTTGTTTTTATACCTTTTTAAAAAAGATTTAAATTTGAATTTTTAATTAAACTGCCTCATATTAAAAATATTTAATATTTTGGTAATTTAAACGGGAATTGTCGGAATCGAACCAACGACCTTTAGATCTTCAGTCTAACGCTCTCCCAATTGAGCTAAACTCCCAATTTTTATTTCTCACTCATTTACTTTCTCACTTACTTCACATACTACATATGTATGTTGTTTTTATATCATTTTAAAAAATAAAAATTTTACATTTGTAAAAATTTACATATATAAATATAAAACTCATTTATATTTTTTAAATTATATCATATATTAATTTAAATTTTTTACATTTGTGTATGAACTGAAGTAAAATGTTCATTTTCATCAAATCTGCTAAATCCTTCACGATTTCCATTACCGTTATCTTTATCTTGTTGATATTCAACATTAGCATTTGCACGTGCTCTTAAAACTTCAATAGGAACTCCCTTAATATTTACGAAATAAATCTTCATAAGCATACTAAATACAAGTAATGATGTTAAAATCCATGAGTATACATTACAGTTTCTTGGTCCTAAACATTGATTTTGATATAACATAACTGCTAACCATAATCCTGATACAAGTGCTTTACCTAATCCAAAACTTATTTTTTTAGAAGTGAATAAATCTAAACAGATTGAAAGTGTTCCTACAACAAAAAGTAACTGACTTGAGTTTGTTAACTTCTCCATATTTCTAAGCATACATTTTAATTTTATTGATTATTAAATTATAATTTATACTACACTACTGTCATTCTTAATGTATTCCCTATCAAGTGAAATGGAATTGTTTGAATAATACCATTTTTACCCATTAAATTTTTATTTTGAAGACATTTTATAATATTATTTTTATATTTATCATAATTTATTTTATAATCTTTCTTATATGATTTAAGTAAATCTAAATCTTTTACGATTTTCCCTAAACACCAATACAATGAAGCTCTGATTACATAATATGAAATTGCCGAAGTTCTTTGAATTTTATCCGCATTTGGGGTTATAATAAGATTATTATTATATTGAATTCCGATATACTTTAATACTCGTGATGCTTGTATAATTGAATGTGTCCCATCAGTATATATAAATTTTAAAAAATCATTATGAGTAAGATTTTGTTCTAATGTTACAAACACAGAATTATATAAATTAGCAATTAATTCAATTATTGCTTCACTTGGTCTAACCCACGACGAATCACTAATATGTAATATCTCTAATACAGAATTTGTTATCGAATCATTAAAATTTATTTTACTATCTATCTTAAACATATGAAGCATTTCGTGTAGTATAACTTTTAATATTTCTTCACTTCTAAAAATAACTATCTCATTTGTACCACTTGTAGTAAAACCACTATTTATTTCTCTTGGTCCAAGAACACGTTGTGCAGTTTTAAAATAATTGATTTTTTTCTTAAATGGTGTATCCAATATTCGTATATGTATATTTTCAGTAAATTTAAACAATAATTTCATTGTTATTATTCGGTAAATTAATGTATCTACCCAATTTATCTTACTGATATCGTTTGATGAAAGTATTGTAATATTTAAACCTATTTTGTCACAAAATATTCTATGGATATAATTATGATTTTTTTCAGAATAATGTTGAATTTCCACTGGAACAAATGATGAATAACACTTTTTACGTTCTATATTTTCAGTATTATATTTATCTATAAAGTGGTATAAAATCATTATTTTATATGAATCATTAAATGAATTCATATAATTCGGTAGATTATTATTTTGTATTACATTGTGAAGTTCATCGACATTGATATCAGCATTCTTCATGTGGTTAATAGTATTTTTATTTTCAAGCAAATTAATAATAGTTCGCTCTATACTTGGAATACTATTAGTGGTTTCTATTTTTTCAGTATTTATTTTATAATTATGACTTTTAGCATTGATATAATTTTTCTGTATAACTTTTAAAAATTTACTTGTATTAATATTATTTGTTTCTAAACTTTCTTTAATTCGTTTAGTTACAATATCCTTACTTTTTTGGTAAATTTTTAATTTTTTGTCTGATTTCATATAAACTATTATATACAGTTAAAATATTTATAAATTTTTATATTACTACAAATTATATAAATAAATATTGAAAAGTTATTATAAAATAATGGAAAATGAAATAAATATTGTATCTTTAAATACAGTATCTTTAAATATTAAAAATATGATAGAAAAGAAATTAAATTTGTTAAAATATCAAATGTGTTTTGATTATAAAATAGAAGTAGACGACGCTGATAAAGTATTTAATCAATTAATTAATAAATAAATAAATTAATAAATAAATTAATAAATAAATTAATAAAAATTTAGTAAAATCATCGTATATTTATTGGAGGTAAGTTGGACCTATATCTTTGAAGACGACGTATTCGGTCGTGTCTATAATAAGATTTATATTCTTCCATTATTTTATCCTTTTCACTATTTAGAACATTTTCTTTTATTGCTGGTTTAAAGTAATTATCATTATTTATATATTTTTTAGGAGATAATTGACTAGTTGGTCTTTTAACATTATATTTAAACATATCTTTTTTATTATCATCTGTAATAGAATCTAAATTGGTCTCTTTTTTATTATAATTTTTAAATTTATCATTATTTAATTTATTTTCATTTTTAATTCTGTCAAATGACATTACTGAAACTGGTCGTGGTATTTGTTTATTATTATTAATAGTATTTAATTCGATTGATAATTTATCTATAACTCTATCCCAATCACTAACTATTATAGGTGAAATAATAACTTTTTGAAAAGATTTTTCGATATGAAATGATTTTGGTATAGGTGTATCAATATAATCACATACACCTTCCATTATCGATATTTTATCAGCATTGGGTCTCATATATTTGTTAGTATTTATTAAACCCTTTGCTAAATTTACAAGTTTTTTATTATAATTAGGATTAGGATCTGATAGTCTACAATTCATAACCTTATCCCTTAAAGCATATAAATTATTGCATTCAAATGCTTGTCGATTTGTCATCATTTCCCACAATACGCACCCTAATGCCCATATATCAATCTTATTGTCATATATTTTGTTGGACATCATTTCCGGACTTGTATAATAAGGTGTTCCAATTTGTGTAGTAGTTCCTATAGCAGTAGGATGTAGTATTTTTGATATACCAAAATCTGCTAAATATATTTTACCATTTGAAGTTAATAATATATTTGCTGATTTGATATCTCTATGTATAATATCATAACTATGAAGATATCGGATTGCAGAACAAAGTTGTGAAAGTATTGACCATACTTTTTCTTCACGCATTTTCATACGTTTTATATTTAATTTTTTTAAATATGATGATAAGTCGCCATATTTAGCATAATCAGTTATTATTACAATATTTTTTCTATCCCTAAATATATCTTTTGCTTTTAATAAAAATGGACAATCATTATATAATAAAATTTTTAATTCAGTTATAGTACATCGCGCGGTATGACGAGACATATTTAATAAACTAATTATTTTCATAGCAAAAATATCACCATTTCTGATATCTTCGACTTTAAATACCTCACCGAATGAACCACTACCGATATGTTTAAGTTTTCGATAATTATTCATAGATGACATAATAGTTTGTTATCTAATTAGAAATTATATAAATATTTATATAATTAAACTTTGTATAAAAATATTTATATAATTAAACTTTGTATAAAAATTTTTATATAATTAAACTTTGTATAAAAATTTTATGAACTATAACAATATAACAAAATAACAAAAATATAACAAAAAATACAGATACTAATTTTTATTCAATGTATCAAGATATCCTCTAGGATGTATTTTTTCTCCAATTGTTAAACCTATAAATTTATTATTTTTCTTTTTAAATAATCTTTCTGGAAGACGAATACGTTTTCCATTCGAATCTTCTCTATATACACGAACATTATCTAAATATCCATCACAAGTATCATTTCTAATATATATCTCTGGATAACAAAAACCATTATTATATATTCTTGTATTATCCGAGTGTATAATTTTATAATCAGGGGTTATGTCAGTATATCTTCCACAATCATATGTATATTTGTAAAAATCACCAACTTTATATTTACAATTACTATTTCTACCATCCATACCAAAAGATACATTTAGTGGGGTATTATATTTTCTTGCACTTGCTAATCTTGCTTGTTTTATTCCATCATTAACTTTTTTTAAAAGAACATTTGTATCACCTTCAATATTTGATTTATCCAGACAACTTTTACACGAAGGACCAGACATTGAACCACTAATATTACCCACAAATTTTTCACTATTTACAAATACTAACATGGAAACAAATACAAATATACAAAATGCTAATAATGATCCATCATCGAGAAATTTTGCTATTTTTTTTACTATAGGATTATCAATAATCTTCATTATTCTGTTATATAATAATATAAATAATTTAACATTTTAGTAATTAAAATGTTAAATCAATCTTAATATCTTAATATATATATATTTATATATTTATTTAGCACGAACTAATGGTAATATACTTGTATCATACCATAAAATAAGATCACCTCTCATTATATATTTTCCATATGGAAATATTTGGCGCAATAATACTTGGGAAATATCATCCATTTCAAAGTAAAAACTTATAAGAAATGTTATAACTTCTATTTCGCCATGTAGACATGCATGTAAGAACACTTCCTTATATATTGATGGAATGTTGTGTTTGTATTCACTATCGCAATTAATGACTTCTTTATAGAGATTTTTAAGCATACTTATATTATTTTCCACAACATATTTCTTAGCTGTTCGAATTATATTTCTATCCATATTAATTTAATACACTAAATATTATTTTAAATTTTAATATTATTTTAATATTATTTTAATATTATTTTAATATTATTTTAAATCCATTTATCATTATCCATTTATCATTATCCATTTATAATTATCCATTTATCATTATCCATTTATTTTGAATTACTATTAAGAATAAAATATATTATAAAGAAAACCACTGATATTACAAAATTATAAAATGTATATGGAATATAATGTGCAATTATATCCAAAACATATTCTGTATGTAATAAGAATACAATTGTAGCATAAAAAGCGGATCTAAATAAAGATAATTTATGTTTACCAATCCATGAATCACTTATATTTTCCGTTTCATTTGAAGATAGATTAGTTTCATATTTAACAACTATATTTTGTCCTGACATCTAATGATTGATTAGAAAAAAATATCTATATTATTTTTATATATATTGATAATATAATATAATATGGATAATTCAAAAATCCCAAATGATGATGATTTGAATAATATTAATGAAAAAAATATAGAATTAAATAAAAAAATTAACAAAATAATTCGAAAACAGAAAAAAGTAAAATCTGATATTAAAACTGTCTCTTCAGTTAATATGATATTAGTATTATTTATAGTAATATTAATACTAATAGTATTATATTATTTTTATAAAAGAGGAAGTTTTACAACCATAACAGAAAACCTAGATAAATTAAAGAATAAGGCACAA